CACCTTGCTCGCTGTTGCGTTGATAAGGAATAGTCTTGTACTAAAGGCAAGGTTAAAGCAGATAGATATAATACATAAAAGCGGGGGTGACTATCGTGATTTTGACCGCCTTAGTTATGAGAAGATGCTCTTCTCGTTTTCAAAGTGGACTCACTCGCAATTTTATAAATAAACATAACATTCAGATAACAAGCCTACCGAAACGTGGGCTTTTTTATATCTGTTGTTTGGGCTATAATTTGAGTATTATTAATAAATTGGATGGTTTATGTTTGAAATGAATGAAAAGCAAAAGGCTCTGTTTGATGACCTCACTACATTGCGGCAGGAGATAGCGCTAAACTCATTATCAGGGATGAATGATATTGATAGCTATAAAAACTCAAGCGGGAAAGCTAAAGATGTTAAATCAATGGAGGCTAGCGTTTGTGAAATCCTAGGGAATCATAAGGTTATTGCATTTTTAGACGCTATGAAAGCTGTCTCTGTGAATAGTGCCATTATGAGCAGACAGGAGATGATGGAGACGCTTACGGCGCTTTCTAAGGTAGACCTATCAAGATTAGATAAGCTATCACCTGAGATGATGGAGGGGCTAGAGTCTAGCTTTGGCGTTAAGCTAAAAGCGATGAATCAACTGGCAGATTTAGGCGGGTATAAGTCTGCTAATAAGTTGGATTTATCTTCTTCTGACGGGACAATGACGCCTAAAAACTTCAATGACTTCTATAGCGATGAAGAATGACAGCAACACTGAATCCTAACCTTAAAAAGTTTTGGCGAACCAAAGCAGACACCAAGGTTTTAAAGGGCGGCAGGGCTTCATCTAAAACATGGGATTGCGCAGGCTTTGCCGTGTTTTTGGCTTCCAGGTATACAGTCAAATTCTTATGCATGAGGCAATTCCAGAATAAAATCAAGGAGTCTGTTTATGCTATCCTGTGTATTCAAATAGAAAGGTTTGGACTTAAAGACCAATTCGATATTTTAGCTGCTGAAATACGACACAAAAAAACAGGCTCTAGTTTCCACTTTTACGGAATACATAGAGACATTGCAGAGATAAAGGGTTTTGAAGGTGCAGACATTGGCTGGATTGAAGAGGGCGAGGGTTTAACTAAAGACCAGTGGAGCGTCATTGAACCTACAATAAGGTCAGAGGGTGCGGAGTGCTGGATATTATACAACCCACGACTTGTATCTGATTTCGTCGAGACATTCAGGCATGACCTAGATAACGGTGTGTTGGTCGAGCAAATCAACTACGACCGAAACCCGTTTTTATCTAACTCAATGATAAGGAAAATAAACCGACTAAAAGACTCTGATTATGACGAGTTTGAGCATATTTATTTAGGCGTTCCGAAGAAAGATGATGACGATGTAGTTATTAAGCGCTCATGGATAGAGGCAGCTATTGATGCTCACATAAAGCTAGGCATTGAAGCGAAAGGTGATAGTCAAATAGGATATGATGTTGCAGACGGTGGGGCTGATTTAAACTCACAGATACGGCGCAAAGGTATTGTTGCTGTATGGGGCGAACACTGGAAAGCGAAGGAAGATGAGCTGCTAGATAGCTGTAAGCGTGTTTATAGCGAAGCGTTCAAGCACAGGGCAAAGATAAGATATGACTCGATAGGCGTCGGTGCTACTTGTGGCGCTAAGTTTAAAGAAATAAATGAAGACGCGAAAGAAGCCGATCCAGTTCATGTGGACGTTAGATATGGTAAATTCGTAGCAAGCGGAAAGATAATAAATCCTGACGAATACTATATAGAGCCTGACCCTGGAGCGGAATCAACAGAGGACGGCGTAACAAATAAAGACTTCTTTGAGAACCTAAAAGCGCAGGAGTGGTGGACTACTGCAGATAGATTTAGAAATACATATAACGCTGTTGTGAAAGGGTATGAATTCAAAGAGCATGAATTAATAAGTATTAGCTCTGATATGGCAAACTTGGCTAACCTAATTACTGAATTGTCAACACCTCGCCGTAAATTTAGCAAGAATGGTAAAGTAATGGTAGAATCAAAGGAAGACTTAAGAAGGCGAGAGGTTGACTCTCCGAATGATGCCGACGCCTTTATTAATGCGTATGCAGCGGAAGAACAGCAAGAAGTAGCTGGTGTGTTTGATTGGTAGCCAATAGGTGAATGATAATGTTTCCATTTAAAAAGAAAGAAGCGCCAGTTGACGCGCTAAATTACACGCAAGAGAATCAACTAGCCGATAACTATTTGGGGCAAGTGCTCAACGCTGTGAGCAAGGTTTTTAGCCGTGGCTCAAGCGGTGGCTTTGGCATATCTGCAAACGGTAAGCGCGATTATAATGCACTGTTTGGATATGGCACTTGCCTCGACTACTGCGACTATAAACAGATGTATGAGCGCGGAGGCATTGCGAACACCGTAGTCGGTAAAGTTGCGAAATCATGCTGGCGTGATATACCAGAGATTAAGGTAGACGATAAAGCAGTGCTAGAAGACCAAATAAAGATGCTTAAAAAGACAAGGTTTTTTAAAGCATTTGAACGCGCTGATATTGCAAATCGCATCGGCAAGTTTTCGGTATTGTTTGTTGGAATGCCTGACGGATTGGATCCGTCATTGCCTGTTGGAGTTGCTAAAAAAGACAACTTTGCAGGCATGTATTTTAATATCTATGAAGAAGACGGAATTGAAGTGGCCAAGTGGGATAATGACCCAGCTTCACCTCGTTACAACCTGCCAGAGATTTACACGCTTCAAGCAATGGTTAATGGTGATAGTAAGCTGCATGGCAATGCGTTAGCAATTAGGGTTCATCATTCACGGGTAGTTCACTTGGCAGAAGGTGCGCTATCCAATAGCCTTGAAGGTTGCAGTGCTTTAGAGGCTCCCTGGAATGCGCTAATAGACAAAGAAAAGACTCGCGGCAGTAGTGGTGAATCTTACTACAGAAACTCACGGCAGAAACTAGCGCTTGAGGCTAAAGAAGGCTCCAAGGTAGCTGCAAGCAAAGAAGCCCGGGATGCACTGAAAGAGAACGTTGAAAACTTCCAGAACGGCTTAGAGGATGTGCTGCGCCTAAATAATATGAATGCGAATATGCTTCAGCCGTCAATGGCAAGCCCACGCGACCCGTTTGATGTAAGTGTGGAAGAGGTTGCTGGCACAACTGGTATTCCTGTTCGCATCCTGACGACTAAAGCGGGTGGCAGTGTTACCGGCTCAGAAGATAAAGCAACGTGGAATGCACTGGTTAAAGACCGACAAGACCAGGAATGCACTCCATATCTACTGGATGCACTGCAAATAATGGCAGAAGCGGGCATTTTAGACTTGCCAGAGAATGCTGAAGTTATCTGGCCTGTTCAATCGGCACTAAGTGAGAAAGAGGCATCTGAATCGACCAAGAACAAAGCGGAAGCGTTCAGGTCGGCAACAGAGGGTTTATCAACGCTAGGCGGCGATGAAGTGCTGGCGGAATCAGTATTTAAAGAGATTGGGCTGGACGGCATTGAAATAGACGAACTTGATTTAAGTCAAGATGATGAAGATTTAAGTAAATCACTAGAGGAATAATTATGGCTGATACAATACCAAATATAACGGTGCTACCTGATACCGTTACGAACATTTACACCGACCCGGGCGTAGTAGCTGCTGGAATCTCAGTGGGCGATAAAATCAATGCCGCAATGATTGGCCAGGGTGAGGCTCAATTATACGCAGGGGCAGTACAACCGGCGGCAATTGATAACGACACAGGATATCGTGACTTGCTACCATGTAAGCCGTTAGATAATGACTTAGGCGATGCTGGCGCATTTATATACTCGCGCCTTGGCTGCACAATTAACGTAAAGGCGGTGTAATTATGGCATGGGGTGAACCAACAAACGGCGGAGCTGATGCTTCGCTTGTAGCGGGAATGATTGAGCTAATGAACAACCCGCCGGAAGTGAGTATTCCTTTCGGTAACTCCGTTGTTGATCGGCTAAGTGGCTCTTTAACATACACGCGAGCAGGCGAGACAGGCAATTTTAATTTGTCAGGTGTTAGTGAGACTTTGTTAGCTGATAAGATTGCTATCACTAAAGATGGGGTTAGTATTTATGGTGAGCATACTAATGAAATAGAATACAGTGAGGATTTTAGTGAACCTGTATGGGCTAAGCCCGCCGTAACAGTTAACTCAGGTGTTACCGACTCCCCCGAGGTTGGCGTTTTAGCTGATGAGCTAGTCTCTAACGATAGCGTCGCCCGATACGTACAGCAAGCCGCTGGGTTTTTGGCAGGCGACATAGTTTATACCACAATTAAAATTAAAAAATCAGTATCGGACAGTGTAACATTTAGAGTTGTGTCTTCTA